ACTAACTTTTTTTTAGGAACTTTTTTTAATTCTTTTAAAAGGTCTGCTTTATTTTTCTGAAGTTTTTTAAGATCATATCCTAAATTATATAAGTCTACGATTTTATGAAGTTCAGTACGATTATATCCGTCGAGGGTTTGCTGTTGAGAATTCATTATATATATAATAAGATATATATAATAAATTTTAAAAATGAAAATGAAAATAATTAAATAAGTTAATTGTTAATTCCGCTATCTAAGTCGTTCTCGCTGTCTTCGCTGTCTTCGTCGATAAAACATTCGTCCTCGAAATCGTCGTCTAATTCTATAATATCCTCTTCGTCTGCTCCGCATTTATGCTCGTCTTTAAGAATTTTATTAACTTCTTCTTTATCGAATACGTAGTAATAATCTTTCATTCCTGAAATACGAATTTCATTTTTAACGATTTTAATATTATTTAACATAGGTTTTAACTGTTTAAAATTTAATACAGTATCAGATTTCAGTACCTTATTATACCATTTAGTATAAAGATTATGAAATTCAGTAGAACGAATTAAACTCTTATTTAATTTTTTATGTTTTCTAATTCCAGTATTTCCGAATTCGAATAAATCGTTAAATAAATCCCACGAAAATTTATAAATCGGAGGAATACAACTTTCTCGAATATTTTTATAAGCAGAAGTTAAAGGTCTTTGTCTTCGAAGATTAAAATCTGATAAATCAATATTCATAAAATATTCGAATAGTTTATTAATAATTTCTCTATTATTAAGATTATCGAATAGAGGATTATAATAACTTTCTCTTTCTTTTTCGTCTAATAAGTCTGCCCCCTGAAATACTACGAACCTTCTATCGTCTGCGGGAATATCTATAGGGGTCATATTATTACTAAATATAATCCATCGAATAGCATTCATAATCTTAAACTGTTTAATATTCTTCTCATTAATATTAAGACTTTCCGCTGTAATACTATCTTTTAATCTTTCTTTTTTTGCGAAACCGTCTTTTCCGTCTAATTCGTTAATTTGTACTAATAATTTACCTTTAACGGCAGGATTAAAAGTTCCGTATACTTCCTCGACATTAGAAGTCCTATAAATATATTTTTCTCCGATAATCTTTTCGAGATAATTAACTAATAGATCCTTTCCTAATCCCTGTTTACTTTTAAATACGAGGGCGACTGCCGGTAAGTTCTGCGGGTTCTGAACCATATCCGCAATAAAATTAATAAGATAATTTTTAGAGTTTTCGTCATTACCTACCAATAGGTCTAAATGATTAATAAATCTCTGAACTTCTTTATCGATATCGAAATCGTATTCTTTATCTTCTGCGGGTAATTCGGAAGAATAACCGTCGAATAGATTATAAATATTTTTAGGACAGAATTTAGTATTATTAGGATTATGAGGAATAAAGTCTATCTTCTTTAATGTTCTTCTCGTAGAATCTTCTAACCATTTTTCGATAAATTTACTTTTTACTACTACTTCTACATAAGTAATATTTTTTCCCGAACCCTGTTTCTGTAATACCTTTTCATCATAATATAAATTATTATAAACTTCTTTAATATTCGAAGCAGAATATAACTCGTGTTTCAGAGCGAGTTTCGATTTATCTTTATAAGAATAGAAGTCTTCATATTCTCTTACAATAATAAAGGGAGCAGTAATTACGGCATGATTTTTCTCGAATTTCTTTTTAAGAGTTTTATAATCGATAAAATCATATCCATATAATTTCTCTTCTAATACTGTATTAGTTTCCGCTATGTCTTCTTCTAATTCTATTTCTTCTGAAATATTTAAGGTCGAATGTTCTTTATGCGACCATTTAATACCGTACTCAGAAGTAGTATCATTTAATTTATTTATTAATTCCGTTGTATTTATGCTATTATCTACGAATGCTCCGTCATAATAAGGAACTGAAACTTTATCTTCTAAATCTGTAATAACTCCCTGAAGAATATTATTCTCGATAATACCTAATACTCTATTAATTAATGATCCTCTTTTATTAGTAGAAGTAATAGTACTTCTATCTACTAATTTTACTATTTCGTTTTCTTTATCATTCCATAAAGTATTCTGAATTCTTTTAATATCGTCGTCTAATGCTATAAGAAGTTTATTATCTCCCGTATAAGGAAAATCCCTATGTATCCAGGAAAGAATATCCATTTTATCACATTTATATTTTTTTAATAATTTATCTCTTTTTTCTACATATTTTTTAAGATTAAGAATATTTACGTCGGGATAATATTTAGTCATGAACCACGACAAAAGAACAGGGAAACAATTAACCATATCGATGTCGTTATAATATTCTCCTGAAAGATACCCCCTTAATTTCTTCTGTAATGATTGTATACCGAATTTACGAACATATATTCGCCCCTGTTTTTGTTCTGTTAATGATTTCGAATATTTGTACTGTTGAGGGATTATACCTTTATTAATAATACCTAATTTACAATAATCCTTAACGTTTTTAATATATGTTTCTTTTTCTTTCGGAGTATATTTTTTTCCGTCCTGATTAACTTCGTTTTCGTCGTATATCTGTTTAATAATGTCTTCGTCATTCATAGATAAAATTTTTTTCGCTCTTTTAACGTTAATTTTTTCTGTAAATTCTAAATTATGTTTTTTCATTATATTCATATTATTATTTATATTAGATTTTTTTTCTGGAATATCTTCTTTAATTTCAGCATTTTTTTTAGGTGATCTTTTAATTTTAAATATTTTCTTTTGTTTTTTTACAGGAGCAGATAAGCACTTAACGCATTTACCTCCGTCGTTAAATATCGCTTTACCGCATTCAGAGCAGGAATTTTTCGGTTGAGGAGTTTTAGACATATTAGAATTCATTTGTATATAAAGATATAATATATTTTTCTTTTAAATCAATTTTTTTTAAATTATAAATGTTTTATATTAAAGTAAATATAGAATATCTAAAGATTTCTAAAAGTCGTCGCAAGAACCCCCAATTCCAAATAATTACTCTCAGAAATTAAAAAAAAAATAATAATTATTTAATTGTTGTTGTTGTTGCGACGACTTTTATAAATCTAATATTTGCTTAATCGAAGGATATAATATTATTATAAGGAGGGAGTACTCGGTTATTAGGGTTAAAATGATAAAGAGTTTCTTTCCCTCTTTTCATTTTTTTAAAAATTTTTCTACTTAGTAATTTCTGAAATATTTTTCTGATATAAGTAGGATCATATATATTAGTTATAAATCGTATCATGTTTTTAAAATACGAATATTTCTGATATTCCAAATTAAAAGTATTTCTTAATTCGAAGTATAAGATAGATAATTTTATAACTTCTTCATCTACGTTTAAGTTCCTCATTATTATTATATATTTAGATTTTTTATTATAAGTAGTACCCTTAAAAAAATTGATATTTATTTAGTCTAAATATTTAGAATTAAAATCTAACATAATAATATAATATGGATATTAAACAATTAATTAAATCTAATCGTGAAAGTATTAAGGATTCCTCATTAAAGGCGTATTTAATTAGTCTTAAGAAGTTAAATAATGATAAGGAAATAGAGAATTTAAATTTTCTTAAGAATAAGACTGAAGTTTATAAGATTATAGAACAGAAAGCATTATCTACACAGAGAGGATATTTAACCTCTATTTTAGTAGTATTACAAGCATATAAAAAAGAAGAATTCGATTCAGTTCTTAAAGATTATAAGGAAAAATTACAGGGACTTAATAATAAATATAATGAAGAAATCAGTTCACACGAGAAGACAGATAAACAGGCGAAAAACTGGGTATCATTAAAACAATTAGCAAAAGTTAGAAATTTTTATAAAAAAGAATTAGAAGAGAAATCAGTATTAACTAAAGAAACTCTTAATCGAAAAGAAATGGATCTATTACAGAAATATTTAGTTTCTGCTCTATATACTCTTCAACCTCCTATTAGATTAGATTACGGTAATATGAAAGTAATATCAAGCGATAAAGACGATAATAAAAAACATAACTTTTTATTAGTAAAAGGTAGAAATAAGAAATCATTTATATTTAATGATTTTAAAAATAAAAAAAGTATGGGGTCGAAAACTATTCCAGTAAATACTAAATTAAATTCAGTTATTAATATATGGTTAAAACATAATAAGACGGGAAACTTCTTATTAAATTCTAAAAATGAAATAATGGTAGAAAATGGATTATCTAAATATATTAAAAAGGTATTTGCTCCAACTAAAAAAGATATTACATTAAATTTATTAAGACATATTTATATTTCAGAGAATATAGATTTAGACTTAATGAAAAAGCAGAAGAAATTAGCGGAAAATATGCTTCACAGTTCAGACCAACAGATCGATTATGCTAAAGTAGATTAAGCAGAATTCCTCCTTCTTATTGTTAATTCGTCGGGTATACCGTCGCCGTCGGTATCTTTCGCTTCCAATTTACAGGAAGATTTAAAACAACATTTAAGATCACAAGATATTTTTTTAATTCTTTTCATTAGGTTTTTAAACATAATATATATATTATTAAATAGATATTATTAAAGAAAAAATAAAGAGCATAAATACAAATAAAAAAAATGTAAAAAAAAATATATAAGTATAATTATATAATGCCTTTTTTTTACTCAACAGATTTAAAATCTCAAACTCTCGACCCTGCGTCGGACATCACTAATCAGAAATGTACTTTCAGATTTTCAGACGATACCGCCTATTACCCTTCTCTTCGTTTAGCGAATTTAGGTTCTTTCGGTTCTGTCGCTCATAGTTATAATACTATCGCAGGAGTTCTCGGAGCGATTAAACATGTTCGACTTACTTCTAACGGAGTAGAACTCGACGCTATGAGATTTGCTAATCGATATTTAGCATTTAAAAATTTAGTAGCAACTAATCGAGAAAATATTTCAGTTAACGGAGAACTATTAAAGCACCAAATCGGATATAATGTTTCCCCTACTTCTCATAAGGTCGTAGCAAATCACGACGCAACAGATTTCACGGGAACAGCACGGGACGAAAGTAAATTAGGTCATCTCGATTTAAAACGTTGTCTTCCCTTTTTAGAAAACGTCCCGATTTTAGATACTGCCGTTTTTAAAAATTTAGTACTCGAAATCGAATGGGAACGAAACGGGGCGAATTTAATCGTAGTAGATAATGTCGGTCAGACTGTCGCTACTCCTATGCTTATCGCCGAAGAAATAACTTCAGAAAAACTTCGACAGAGTTTAACTTCTTCTTTTACTGGGGCGGTATGGAATAAAATCGAGCATGACGTAATCAACGTTCCCGAAATTGATACATCCGCGGGAGTAGGAACTACAGTCGAACAGAACGTAGTTAATCAGTTAAACGCTTTCGATGATAAATTCGTTTCTCGAATTGTTATGATGAAAACATATTCAGATAAGAGTAAATATATAGATACTAATGCCGTCCTCGGTTTCGGTGATTTCGGTTCTCTCTGTCCGCATAGAGAAGAAATCCAAATAAAAAAAAATGGAGCGAATATCTTTCCTAAACCAATTTCTCGACCCTCTACTAAGGATATGATGCTTTACGATACATTCGGTAAGATTAATATTCCTCCTTATGGGTCTTCAGAATCAGTAGGAGCAGACGTAGACGGTTCAGCACAAGAAAATTTATCGGGTTCTATGACTACAGCAGGAAACAGTAAAGCAAGAGGATTAACAGGAGGAGCGGGTTTCTTCGGATGTTCTATTAATGATAAAATCGGTCAGATTGCTATTGATTTCTCACGTAAAGGAATTAATAACGGTACTTCTTCTGATCCTTCCTCAGACGCTCTCGATATTCACGTTTACGCAGAATGTCGAAAAGCGATTACTATAGGTTCTAACGGTCAGTTTAACGTATCTTATGCTTAATAGGTTATACCTTTTTTATTTTTTCATTTAGTTATTTTTTATTATTAATTATATATCTTATATTATATATAATGAATAATCAGACTATCGTAGAATTGCGAGAATCAGACCCGACCGCTAATAATAATAATGTCGCTGACTGGTCTAATACTCTCGATGAAGTTTTAACTATTTATAATAACGATGAAATCTCATTAAAAGGAGCATTTATAGATAGTGTCGCTCAAAATTCAGGGCGAATTAATGTCGAACCAGACGATATTTCTGCTCCTGAAGGTTCTGACCTCAGAACGAAAGCGACGATTAGTATGAGATTTAGTTATTATTTTTTCGACTGGGGTATGTCTAAAGGAGATTTAGCAGATAGAGATTATCTTCCCGCAAGTCAGGAATATAGTTCAGGAAGAAACTACGTATTATGTGATAGACTAGCATTAGGAACAGGAACTACTATCGTATCAGAAGTTAATAGTATTACTATGAATAATGAAACAAGTAGTATATATAGTAAAATGGGTTCTAATAAAGAAGATCCAGTCATGTTCTTTTTTATCTATACTACCCCTCAAGGAAATGAAGCACAATTACAATTCGGAATAAGTGAAGCAGTTTTAAAAAAAGCGGGATATACTGGAACGGGAAGCACTCCTTCGGGTTCGGGATTTAGTACGTTTACTATTAATCAGGCGTTATTAGATAATAATCCAGGTTGTATTAAATCGGGTAAATTATCTTTTCCGTTCTTAGCAATTAAAAACGGTATTAATGAAGGGGCGAGTACATTACAACCAGATAATACGACAACCCCCGCTCCTCCTAAATCCTGGCATATGGGTAAACCTTATCCTAACGGAGCGAATTATATGTTATATGAATTTATGAGTTTCGAATCTGTAGGTTTAACCGATGTCGATAATACCGACGGGGATCTATTCCAACCTCGCCTCGTAAATTATTCTTTTAAAATAGACGCTCGAGATTATGCTCCCGACGAACTCGCTCGAACTCTGTCTAAAGGTTTTACTAAAACCGCTCAAGAATTATATATAGAAGACCCTAACGCAGTAGTCGATAATCCTCTTCTCACAACTACGAGAACTTTACAAACAATAGGGACAGCGGTCGTAGATAGTACTAATCTTCCCGCGGGATTTACTCCTATAACTCCTGGAACTCCTAATTCTCCGCCGTTCTGGTGTAGGGACGACGGTTTAGCGATATGTTCTTACGTTAACGACTGCGATAATTACATAGTAGGAACTCCTCAGTTCGATTTACAATTTAACCAAAACATAGGAGCGGAAGGAATATTTCAGTTAGCACAAATTCACGCCCCCTTAATATCGGGAACTAATGTAGTATGTAAAGGTATAGACCTCGGACAAGTAGCGGGAGCAGGGAATAAAAGAGTAAAATATATCGCAAATAAAAACGGAGGAATTTTAATAGATAGTTTAAGTCCTTCTTATTTATGGAAGGATCAGATGAAATTCGATACTTCGAAATTATTTACTAATTTTACTATGATGCCGAAACAGACCTTAGGAGGATTAGCAAATATTAGAACTGTTAAATTCGATGTAGTAGACAGTGAAAACGCTACGGGTCAGTTAAAATCGATTGATGTTCCTTATAATAAAAATGATACATTCGATTTAGTCGTTCCGTTAGCGGGTTTAGATATTATAACTCCTTTATTAGAAGTAATAAACGCCGAGGATAGTTTAGACGGAGATACTGAATTAGATAGCGGATACTATCTCGTAGAAATTAGAAGTAATTTTTATACAGATAAAAGAAACGGTGAAGGAACAAAAAAAAATATTATGGGTATTGTTTCTCGATTTTATCAACAGGACAGTTTCACTTCTTCTATAGACGGTGAAGGAACTTTTACATACGTTCATAAAGGAGACCCTATTCAGATATCTAATTTCGGTTGTAGAATATTAAATCCCGACCACTCATTAGCACAAGGATTAAAATCGAATAATAGTATATTTTTACAAGTTAACAGAAATACTTAAAAGTCGTCGCAAGAAGGGGGAATTCTAAATAATTACTCTCAGAAAATTAAAAAAAAATAATTATTATTTATTTATTGTTGTTGTTGCGACGACTTTTTTAAAACGACTTTTTATTATTTTTAGAAATTAAATATATAATATAATATATATATAATGTCTAATTCAGCAAACTTTCGACAAAATGCGGAGCAAACTCAAGCACTTAATCAATTAAATTTAAACATGTCTACTCATACTACATCGCAGACTACGACTACCGCTTCCGTAAATGCTTTAAAATTATCTACAGATACGAAACTCGATACGCTTAATACTTCCTTAGGTACTTTAAATACTTCCGTTATAGCAAACCTACCGCCTTCGGGAGTAGCATTAGCAAGTAATCAAACGACCACAAATACGAAACTCGATACGCTTAATACTTCCTTAGGTACTTTAAATACTTCCGTCGTAGCAAACCTACCGCCTTCGGGAGTAGCATTAGCAAGTAATCAAGCGACAGCACTTACGAAACTCGATACGCTTAATACTTCTCTCGGTACTTTAAATACTTCCGTCGTAGCAAACCTACCGCCTTCGGGAGTAGCATTAGCAAGTAATCAGACAACGGCAATAGGTCATTTAAATACTATCGCTTCTAATTCGGAATTACAAGGATTTACAGATATCGCCGATAATACGACGGGAGTTAGATTATCAGCAGACAGCAACGGTAGACTAAAAGTAGTAGACCAATACTCTACAACCCTCGCTAATCAATTAACTACTATTAACGCTAATACAACTAAAAGCAGAGTTGTAAGTAGGTTAACAAGCGTTCCGAGTATATCCGCAAATTCGGGAGGAAGTTCATACGATTTAGGAGCAGATTACGCAAGTTATAAAACCTTAAAAATTACTGGAGATACTCAGGGTTCACCTATGGGGGATATGTATTTACAAATCTCTAATGATAATGTTAACTGGAATTTCGTCGTAGGAATGGCGTTTATAGCATTAAACGGCGGGGGTAATATGGGATTTTTCTTATCTTCCTCAATGGATCAACCTTTAAGATACTGGAGAATATGGAATAACTCGGGCGTAGATGCTACTCCTTCTCTCGATTCATTAATGAGTATAGTATCTATCGAATAAACTATAACGATTATATTTTTTTTAAAAAAATAAAATATAAGTATTATTATATATAATGAAAAATACATTAATCAGACTTCATACTACAGACCAAAAAGGGAATTTCGACTGTGATTTTCAGGACGATATTATCATAAAAGAAAATACCGAAATCGCCCTCCATTCCCTTTCAGTAGAACGTCAGAATAAAAGTATAATAGTAGATAATACTAATCGAGATATAACTTTCCAAGCGTCCGCAAATGCGGGAACTCATACGATAGCAGTCCCAGACGGTATTATTAATAGATCTAATTTTACAGAAATTACTCAAAAAATAACCGATCTAATGAATTCTTCTTTAAGATTTTTTAGAGGAACGCCTCAAGAAATCACAGACGGAGATAATCCAAATACTAAAGAAACAGGTCTTCAGATTAAAGTCGATACTAACGAAGAAAAGAAACTCATCGCTCAATTTAAATATTCAGAATGTATTACTCCTCTTACTATAAATTCGGCGACTTATCTTAAAACGAATAACATGAATACGAATTCTAATAGATATAAAACATTAGATAATACCGCTTCTGCTTCTCCCGATAATCTCCAACACTCAAACGCTTATTTTATAAATCCGATTTCATTAGGAACTAATCTATCACGAGTAAGAGTAAGAAATTTCGTAGAGAACAACGTCGACAACTCGGGATTTATTTTAGGTATAACTCGAGATATTAACGCATTAACTAATAACTCATTAACGTTAAACGAAGTTGATTACGCTATCAGAGTAAAAACTCCTACGTCGGTAATAGAAGTTAAGAACGGTTTAACTAATCCTTTCGGAAATAATTCTTCAGGACATACTCTAACTAATTTCACGGGAGGTAGTGCTGATAATGACTGTTTATCTTTCGAGATTAGAGAAGACGTAGAAGGTGAAGGGCAAAAAATGAACCTAATGTTAGTCAATACCCCCGCAGGTAATAGTAAGTCTTTATTAAAAGCAGATATTACTATTAGAGATACTAATGGAAATGATATACCCTATTATTACTTCATGAGTTTATTAGGTCAGAACAGTTCTATTAATTTAGAATTCTTCGGTACAACTATCAACCGATATTTATCTCCATCAGCAGATAGTAGTAGCGATCATTCACGATTAGGAGTTCCTCCTAATCTTCCTTCTACTGGTAGAGCGAGAACTGAATTTAAGTTTAACCTATCTGTAGGACTGGCGGATTATTTCGGTTTCGATAGTGCGAGTAATACTTTTACGGATTACGAAACTTCTTTTATCGGTAATAGAGCGTTCGAAGAAATAGTAGGAGCAGATAACTATATAATAGAAATGTTAAACCTACCTATTAATACTTATGATTCATTAGTAAGAGGAAGGAAGAACGTATTAGCATTCATCCCGACTTCTGAAACAATAATCGACGACGATACAGGAGTAGTTCAGTATGAACCGAAGGAAAGAGTTTATCTACCTTTAGCGAATGAATATAATCAAACTCTAAGAAACATTAGAGCGAGGATAGTAGCGTCAGACTATAGTCAGATATCTACTGAAGGGGTTTCCTCATTAAATATATTATTAAGACATTAAACTATAATCCTACCTCTTCCCTCCATAAGTTAAAAAATTTATCGTCTTCAGGATTTAATCCCATAGTAATAAATTCCAAATCTAAAACACTTTCTCCTATATCATCGACGTTAACATTTTCATATTTAATAAAATATTCTAACTGAGTATATTCCACCATATTATTTTCTTTCATATTATTTTTTATAAGGAGAGCAGTAGGAGAAATAAGTCCTTCATGTTCTTTAAAAATTTTATTAATAATTTCTGTAGGTAATATTCCCACGCATTCACTCGCAAAATTAAAAGGAGAGGTGATAGACGAATAAGAGTTCATTAGTATATATATATACTTCTCTTTAAATCTAAAAAATGCTGGATTTAGTCCGTAGTTTAATAAATACTACTTAAATCTAACATAAAATTATAATTTTATGTTAGATTTAAACCCTTTTAATTAATATACTATAAATATAGCATACTTAAGGATTTATAAAACTAAAAAATGCTTAATAATAAAGCGATTTCTTATTCTTCTTATTAACTTCTTTAATCTTTCTTTTACGAGCAACGGTTCGACCTACTTTCTTTTTCTCTTTTGTTTCGAATATCTCTGACTGCTTTTTCTTCTTCGGTTTTTTATCTTTAATAGATAAGATACGATTCATTTTTTCGAATTCTTTTTCTGATAAGAACATTATATATATAATAACTTTATAAAAAAAAATATAATTAATAATATATATAATGTCCGACGACGAAACAGAAAATCACTTAATCGATTTACAAAACGATATTAATAAAATAGAGAAACAGTTTATTATTAAAAAAGATTTAGACCAACTATACAGAAACGTACACGCATTAGAAAAGAAAAGTAAATCATTAAATTTAAAAGTATTAAATTCTAAACCTAAACTTTTCGAATTAATTAAGAAGAACGCTATTCAGGAAAAAAGAAATAAAGTTTTAATAATAGAAAATCATGGAGAAAATAAATTTAAATTTAAATCTTTAAAAGAAAAGAAAAAAGTTAAAGTCGAAATACCTATAGTCGAATAAAAAATTATTCGTTTAAATTTTATTTTTTTTTTCATATAATATATTATAAATGTCTAAGTCTATAGGATTCGTATATTCGCTCACGCATAAAAACAGAAATGATACTCCCCTATATATCGGTTCTACTAATTGTTTAAAATCTCGTTTCGACGCTCATCGGTACGCCTGTAATAATAATAAACAGACTAAATATAATTATTATGTTTATCAATTTATCCGAGATTATGGAGGGATCGAAAACTGGGAAATAAATAAATTAGCAGAAGTAGTATATGAAAAAAAAGAAGAATTAATAAAACTCGAAAGAATGTTTATCGATAAATATACAACAGATAATATTAAATTATTAAATATAATATTACCTCAGAGAACTAAAAAAGAATACGCCGAATATTATAAACCTCTTCAGAAAATAGCAAATATTAAAAGTAGAATTAAAAATAGAGAGAAACATAATGAAAAAAGAAAAGAACATTATCATAAAAATAGAGAGAGAATTCTTAAACAGAATACGGAATATTATCATAAAAATAAAGAGAAGGTAGATAAAATAAGACAGGAAAAAATTAGTTGTATGTGCGGAGAAGTGATAAGTCGTAAACATAGAAAGACCCATTTAAAATCTGAGAAACATCATAATAATTTATTAAGTACACTTAAGGAAAAAGTTAACCTAATTTTATAATTTTTTCTTTTAAATTTAATCCACAACAAACCCACATAGTATCAAACCAGCACCCCTTAGTTTTTACTCCTTTTTTTAAAAAGTTATATCTTCCAGAAGGAATAATAAATTGTAATTTATCAAAATATTTTTTAATCCATTTGCTACCCAGTGAATCAATCGGCATTAGTATAATAAAAGGTTTATTAAGTTTTAATCCTAATTCTAAACATTTTTCTTTACAACTAAAGGGGATATTACTTATTATTATATCATAATTTTCAGGGGGTTCTCTATTAAAAGCGTCTTTCTTTTCATTTATACATTCTTTATCTAATTCTTTCCATTCTTCTATTACTTTTCCTTTACAATAAAAAGGATCATAAACTATTTTATGATCTTTTATGAATGGTAATAAATCAGTTAATATTTCTTTACTTGTTTCGTAATCATCGTCTTTAAATTCCACTGAATTTTGTTTAGATTGTAATCTATTTTTATTTTTAGTATCCATAATATATTATATTATATTATATATATTAATATGACTAAACTTATTAAAATAATAAAATCTGAAAAACCTTTAAAAAAATGGTTAGCGATTTTTAAATTAGATAACGGAAAGGAAAAGAAAGTTCATTTCGGTTATAATAATAAAAAAGATAAAAATAATGATTATACTCTTCACGGAGATATAGAGAGAAGAGAGAAATATAGAAAACGACATGCTAAAGATTTAAAAACTAATGATCCCCTGAGAGCGGGATATTTATCATACTATATTTTATGGGGAGATAGTAAAAATATTAAAACTAATATTAAAGATTATAAAAAGAAATTCGACCTTTAAAATCTATCGAGATTTAAGACCATCCCTCCCCCTAATATAGATCGTTTCTTTTTCTTAGGAATTGGAATAGGTGCTGATATTACTTTAGGAGTTTCTACAACTTGTATTAATTTTTCTTTTGGTTTTTCTGCTTTCGCTTGTACTTTCGGTTCTTTCGGTTCTTTCGGTTCTTTTGGTTTACGACCTTCTAAAATAAGTTTTTTAAGTTCTGATATTTCATTTCTTAAATCGTCATTATTATTTTTTTTTTGTTGCTTTTCTATATCCATTTTAATATTTGGTTCTTGTTGCGACTTTTCTTCTTTTGTTGCGACTTTTTTTTCGGACTGCTTCGCTTGTTGTTGCGACTTTTCTTTTTTCGGTTCTACTTCTTTTTCTGCTTTTTTTTTTGCTCTTTTATCTGCTAACGTTTTTCTCCCTCGTGATAATTGGTCTCTTAACTTCTGTTTTCGTTCTTCCGAAAGTTCCTTTTTCTTTTTAATTTTTGGTTCTTTCTTTTTTGGTTTTTCTTCTTGCTCTACTGTTTCAGGTTGAGGACTGTCTACGTCATCGATTTCGAATATAGTATCCATTATATAATATAACTTATATTTTATTTTATGTAAAAAATCTAACTAAAATATTCTATTTCTACTTTCTGAAAAGCAGGTTCTCTACATTTTTTAATATAATAATTCTTCCATTTACTTACTTTATGAGTATCGCCATATTTTAGCATTAAATAAATAGTTGATTTAGGAATACCTAATTTTTTAGTTAGGTCTATTTGTTGTTTAAAAAATAAGGTTTCGATTTGTTCCTGACCTTCTTCTTCAACATTTTCGATAATTCGTTCCACTTGGAAGCGATAATAAGATTCGCATTTACCCCTCATAATTGTTATATAATTATATGATATAATCTTTAAATGAAATAATCTAATAAATTTTTATTAGTCTATCCACGAATTCCGAAAAGTCGTCGCAACAACCTCGGATTTCAAATAATTACTCTCAGAATTTAAAAAAAAAATAATAATTATTTATTTCTTGTTGTTGTTGCGACGACTTTTTTACATTTAATTTTTTCTCTTTCTTCTGATATTTCTTCTTTAGTTTCTGTTAAGTTTTCGCTTAATGGTCTGAAGTCCTTATCTAAATATAAGTTATCGTAATTATTACTATAATTAATACAGAGGAAGTCATGCTTCTCTTTTACATTATCTCGAAACATTTTATAGAACGCCTTTTTACCTCCTTGTAGAAAATTATTTTCTGCTTCTATATTCTCTAATTCTTTATTCGTTGTTTGGAATATAATCATTCCTGAAGATTGTAATCTTATATTTTTCGTTATCTGCGTATATGCCTGATTAGTCGTTATAATTGATATGAGAAATTTTCTCGAATTACAGTACACCTTAGCGAGAGCATTAAAACGATTTGCTAATTTACCAGAGAAGGATAGATCATCAACGATAATTAAAGACATTTCCGCTTCTTCGTCGTTATCCATTCTATCCTTAAAATCTTCTACTAACATTTCGTAGACTTCCTCTAACTCTTCTATATCAGAAAATATATTAGTATCTTCTATCTGTTTTTCCTCGATAATTACTTTCATTTTTTCGTCAGCATAAGGACTAGGTGCGAATATGAATATTCGATTTCCCTTAAATACATTTTTATAGTGGTAGTTTTCATTTAAGCAAATATTAGTAATTATTCCCCCTTTTCCGCTACCAGTTTTTCCCGTTAAAATTAATCTGAAGGGAAGGTCGAATAACCGATTAACGCTTACAGTTAACTTATCTGTCTTATCCTTGACCTTTAAGACTTTAAGTTTATCTTCATTTAGTTTAAGATTTCTACTCGTCATTATATATAATATATTATATATATTAAATTATATAAAATGACTGATACTATCTTACATGAAATCGATATCGAAGAAATATGCGAAACCGTAGAGAGCATAAATATAACGGAAGTAAAAGAAAATATATTATTAGATATGTCTAATCAATTAAAAGAAAAATTCGATAAAATAGAACATTTAGAAAAAGGAATAAGAAAGAAACATAAATCATTAATTCGTAAAGTATTAGTAATTTACGGATTGATAAAAGCAGTAGATAAAATATCTAATGAGAATGTCGAATTACCTATAGAACTACAGAGTATAATAGATATACTAAACGATACTATAGAAGATTTTTTAGAACAGGAATTCTTCCCTCCTTTATTAGACCACTAAAAGAGTATGGAAGTATAAGTATACTAAATGAGGAGCGAGACTAACGCTATTCGATTTAAGATTAACAGAAAATTTATTCGAAGATAAATCGATATAATCTCCGTTAAAATCTAATCCTAAAATAAATCCTTTATTAGCATGATAAGACTGATAATTAACTTCATTCGCTCCGCCTCGTTT